GATGAGTGCCTAAGCTGCCAAGGATAACAATGAGCTTACTAACACAATCAGCAGCATACAAACCTTTCGCTAACCCTAGCTTTGTCAACCAAGCAATTGAACATGACAAGCTTCACTGGGGTGAGTGGGAGTGTGACCTTAATGAAGATGTAGCTCAGTGGAAGTCTGGAAAGATTAGCCCACCTGAGAAGAACTTCATCACCCAAATCCTTCGTCTATTTACACAGTCAGATGTGATAGTCGGGGGTAGCTATGTTGACGTGTTCCTGCCACGTATTAAAAACAACGAAGCTAGGATGATGATGCTGTCATTCGCCCACCGAGAGACTATCCACATGCGCTCGTATGCGCTGCTCAATGACACCCTTGGATTCCCTGAAGCTGAGTACACAGCCTTCCTTGAATACGATGCGATGTCTGAGAAGATTGAGTTCATGCAGGACTTTGACCCTGATACTAAAGCTGGCCTAGCAAAAGCTCTTGCCCAGACTGTGTGCAATGAGGGCATGTCTCTGTTCTCTGCATTCGTGATGCTCCTTAACTTCCAGCGATTTGGAAAGTTGAAAGGCATGTGCGAGATAGTTGAATGGTCTATCCGTGATGAGACTATCCATGTTGCAGGTATGACTGAGATATTCCGCACGTTCATTAAAGAAAATCCAGAGGTAGTGACAGATGAATTCAAGTTGGGTATCTACGAGATGTACCGCACTGCGGTGTCACTTGAGGATAAGGTTATTGATTTGGCGTTTGAACTGGGTCCTATGGAAGGTCTCACTGCAAGCGAAGTTAAGGAATATATTAGGTTCATCGCAGACAGGCGATTGGTAAACCTAGGATTAAAGCCCAATTGGGATATTCAAGAGAACCCACTGCCTTGGCTAGATTGGGTATTAAATGGCGACAGCTTCAAGAATTTCTTTGAAGGTCGCGTAACGGACTACTCAGCAGATGGTATGTCTGGTGACTCATGGGGATGGTAAACATGTCTCGACAAGTACGTAAGCAAAAACCTAAGCGAGAGATTAAAGAGAAGTTCGAAGAAGAACGCTCACCTCGTACTGCACTTCAACCTAAGAACAAGATGCAAGCCCGTTACATTGAGGCGATTAACAACTTCACCCAGACCATCAGCTTAGGCTGCGCTGGTACAGGTAAGACGTACATCGCTAGCACAATGGCAGCACACTTATACATGAAGGGAACTATCGATAAGATAATCCTGACACGTCCTAATGTGCCTTCCTCTAGGTCACTAGGTTCATTTCCTGGCACTCTAGAAGAGAAGATGGCTCCGTGGACTACTCCTGTGGTTGAAGTGCTTAGGAACTGCATGGGGGGTGCTTATGAAAATGCCATAAGACGGGGTGCAATCATTGTTGCTCCGTTTGAAACCATGCGTGGTTCATCATTCAGTGATGCCTTTGTAATTATGGACGAAGCTCAGAACACCACACCTGAAGAGATGAAGATGTTCACCACCCGTATTGGTGAGAACTGCCGCATAGTAATCAATGGTGACATTAAACAATCTGATATTAAGTCAGCCAGTGGCTTGTCCACAATCATTGACCTAGCTCAACGCTATAACCTACCAGTGCCTGTGATTGAGTTTACCATTGATGATGTTGTACGTAGTTCAGAATGTAAAATGTGGATAGAAGCCTTTGACAAATCTGGTCAGTAAATATAATTGCATTATAAGGAAGTCTAATGACTATTGACAAATTCCCCATTGTCACTGAGGAGTTAATAACAGCTCTACGGGAATTCTTCCCAATCACTGAGAGAACACTGGCTCAATCACATAGTGAAATCCAGAAGACTCTAGGTATGTATGACCTGATTAATTTTCTTGAATACGTCAATGACGTACAAACTAACCCCGACTCGGAGTAATAAATATGTGTTTTGGTTCTACACCTAAAGCTAATCCACCACCACCACCACCAGCTGACCTAGCTCCAGCCATGCCTCGCATTGGTGAAGGTGATACTGATAGCAAGCGCTCTCAATACAACAAGAAGAAGAAAGGTACATCTAGCTTGCGGATTGACTCCCAAGTAGGTGGTACTGCTCCTACTGGCATTAACATTCCAAAGAAGTAAATCTATATGACAGCTATACGCCAACGCTATGAGCGATTGGAAGCGGCTCGTCAACCTTTCCTTGATAGAGCTAGGGATGCTAGTAAGTTAACCATCCCTTCTCTTCTACCTCCTGATGGGCATTCAGCACATTCAAAGTTATACACACCGTTCCAAGGTATTGGCGCACGTGGTGTAAACAACTTATCTTCAAAGATGTTGCTGGCTCTACTTCCTCCAAACTCACCGTTCTTCCGCTTAACTGTGGATGACTTTAAGTTACAGGAACTAGCCCAAGAAGAAGGCGCAAGGGCAGAAGTTGAAGAAGCGTTATCCAAAATTGAACGTGCTGTAATGTCAGAGATTGAAGCTTCTTCAACTCGTATTGCCGCATTTGAAGCTATTAAACACCTGTTAGTTGCAGGTAATGTACTTCTATATCAGCCTGATAAAGGTGGTATGCGAGTATTCCATTTGGACCGCTACGTTCTTAAACGTGACCCAATGGGTAACCCACTAGAAATAATTACTAAAGAAGATGTGTCACCTAGTGCTTTGCCTGAAGAGATACGTGACTTGCTAGAAACGTCTGATGAAGACACTAGCCAAGATGAACCTGTAGCTCTGTTCACACATGTCATCCGTAGGGATGGTAAGTGGAACGTATCACAAGAGGTCTCTGGTATTCCCGTACCTGATGCAACTGGTACTTACCCTTTAGATAAATCCCCTTGGATTCCATTACGACTAAGCCGCATTGATGGTGAGTCTTATGGTCGTGGTTATGTAGAAGAATATCAAGGTGACTTAAATTCACTTGAGACTCTTACACAAGCTATCGTTGAAGCCGCAGCCGCTAGTGCCAAGGTACTATTCTTAGTACGCCCTAATGGTACGACACGTGCGCGAGTCCTAGCAGAAGCCCCTAATGGTGCTATCCGTGAAGGTGACGCTAACGATGTAAGCACACTGCAAGTCCAGAAGTCTGGCGATATGCAGATAGCTTTCCAATCCTCGCAGGAAATCAAAGAGCGTTTGTCCTTTGCCTTCCTTATGAATTCCTCAGTCCAGCGTAAAGCTGAACGAGTGACAGCTGAAGAGATTCGCTACATGGCTTCCGAATTGGAAGATGCCCTTGGTGGTATCTATTCAATCTTGAGTCAGGAATTCCAACTCCCATTAGTAAACCGCCTATTACTCCAGATGCAAAAGCAGAAGAAAGTTCCGCAATTGCCGAAGGGTTTGGTGTCTCCAACAATCGTTACTGGACTTGAGGCTTTAGGCCGAGGCCATGACTTAAATAAATTAGCTGCAATGCTTGAACATCTAGCTCCCCTAGGACCTGAAGCAATTCAGAAGTATATGAACATTGGTGACTACATTACCCGTGTTGGTACTTCCCTAGGTATGGATATGGATGGCTTGATTAAATCTGAAGAAGAGATGCAACAAGAAGAACAGCAGGCGATGATGATGCAAACTGGACAACAGTTAGCCCCTCAAGCATTCGATGCTATGAAAGAGTATACGCAAGCACCACAAGGAAATGAATAAACAACATGGTAGATTCTGTCACTATTGCCCAAGGCGAACAAGAGCCTGACCAAGCGCACATTGATGCGATGGTAGCTAAAGCCAGCGGTGATGCACCCCAGACCCCAGAGAACCCAGAGTCCGATACGGATGAAAGGCCTGAGTGGTTACCAGAGAAGTTTAAGACTCCAGAAGATATGGCTAAGTCTTATGCTGCACTTGAAAAGAAGATGTCAGGCGGTACAGAATCAGAAGCAGTTGCTGCTGATGAAACACCTGCTGAAATTCCAACCAACGATGATGCTAAAGAAGCTGCCACTAACGCAGGTTTAGACTTCGATGCTCTGCAAACAGAGTACGGTTCGAATGGTGGACTATCTGATGAAACCTACGAGGCCATCAATAAGTCTGGCATCCCACGTGATGTAGTTGATTCATACATCGCTGGTCAAGAAGCACTAGCCACCCGTGTACGTACTGACATGTTCAGTACCGTAGGCGGTGAAGAGACTTATGGCGAGATGATGTCGTGGGCTTCAAACAGTCTTGATAAGGCTGAAGTCAATGCGTACAACGCTGTCATGGGAACCTCTGACCCTAATCAAATTCAACTAGCCGTTCGCGGTTTACACGCTAAATACCAAGCAGAAAATGGAAGTAACCCTTCTCTAATCTCTGGTGAGACTACTGCAAATGCAGGGACAAAGTTCGAAAGCGTGGCACAGGTTACCGAAGCAATGCGTAACCCTAAATACAAGACTGACCCTGCATTCCGCAAGCAAGTCGAAGCTAAGTTAGCGCGTTCTAGCGTTATCTAG